CATGCGCGTGCAACCCACCGCGGTCGCGCCCTGGGACGTGATCGTGGACGACACCGCCAGCAGTTGGGAGACCCAGCGCTACTGCGCCCATCGCTACTACCTGCCGCTGGACATTGCGAAAAAGCGGTATGGCAACAAGCACTTTGCGGAGCGCACCTTCACGCGCTTCATCGACTACCAGGACAAGGACGACGAAGTCCCTGCACTTCGGCGCGGGGCGGACTCCGCAACCACGCCCGACAACGTGCGCTTCATCATCGTGGTCGAGGTCTACGACATGCAGAGCGACAAGTTCTACGTGTGGTCGCCCGACTACCAACCGGACAAATGGCTCTACGACGGCGTCAAGCTCGACATCGGCACCGACGCCGAAGAAACAGTCAAGTTCGACAAGATCCCATTCCGCACCGCCAGCGACCAAGCGCGAATCCCATTGATCCCGCTCTACATGTCGCGTGAGCCCGACGAGCCGTTGCGTGGGTACAGCGCATTGCGCAGGGTCTACGACCAGATTCGCGAAACCAACACCATGCGGACCTTCCAAGCGCAGGGCATCCGCAAGGCCGCTCGGCAGTGGATGGTGGAGAAGGGCGTGCTGGACCCCGAGTCCATGGCGAAGATCGCGCAGGGTCAGGACGGCGAGTTCATCGAGATCGAGCTGTCGCCTGGGCAGGCGCTGGCTGGGACCATCATCCCAATCCCCCATTCGCCTGTGCCGCCGGAGCTTCAGAACTACGCCAACATTGTGGACGACGACTTCGCGCGCGGGAGCGTCATCGCTCCCTTCACCCGTGGCGAAGCGACCAAGGCGACCGCTACCGAGGTGCAGGCCCTGGCCGCCTACACCGCCAGCGAGATCGGTCGCATGGCGCGTGCTCGCGACGAAGCCATTTCGGGCACAGCGAGCACCTACCTCGTGATGGTGTCGACTATGCTTGGTGAAGACACTGAGCTGGTGCGGCTCGCGGGCAAGGCCGTGACCGTGCAGTCCGACGACCTCAATGGCGACTTTGCGGTTTTCGCCCAGGACAGCGGCACCACGCCGATGTCGGAGGCCGTGAAGAAGCAGGAGTTCTTGACCTTGATCCCCGTGCTGCAAGGCATTGGCGTCAAGCCCGAGAAGATCCTCAAGATGCTGGTCCGCAGCTTTGACCTGCCGGAGGACTTCATTGAGACAGCGCCCGCGCCTGGGCCCCTTGCTGTTCCGCCCTCGCTGCCTGGGCAGGAGGCTGGTGCGCCGGTCCCGCCTGACCTCGCCGTCGCTGGTCTCAACCCCGGGCCGGCTCGTGTGAGCCAAGTCCTTCCCACCGGAGGCGTCGTCTGATGCCGATCTACGAGTACAAGTGTGGCAAGTGTGGTCTTGAAACAGAACAACTGTTCAAGCATCAAGACCGCCCGGCAAACATCGAGTGCCCTTGTGGCCACGAATCCAACCTGCTGGTCAGCGCCCCTGCGCGCACGGCTTGGAGTTGGGGCGACACCAAGTGGGACGGCTACCACGACCGCGGGTTGAACCTCAAGCTGCGCGATGAGAATCACCGCAAGGCCGTCATGGCGAAACGCGGGCTGCGGGAAGTGCAGGACGGTGAAGTCGAGCGGGAGATCGCCAGGGTCACCCGTGAGAAGGAAGAGCACGATAGGCAGGTGAGCACCTTTACGAAGGTGATGACCGAAACCAACAACGTGGGTCTCGCTGCCGAGCGGGCCTTTCCCCCAGTAGAGGTGTGACCATGGCGATTCCTCCGAAGAACATGCAGGCCGACATGGCTGCGATGGACATGGAGATGGAGAACATCGGGCAGGAGAAGGAGAAGGGCGCCCTCGACTTCTTCGCCACGGGTGCTCCGAAAGGCAACTTCACGGCGCGGTCGATGAACGGCCTTGTCGACGCCTACAACAAGGCGCTCGTCGCGATGGGCCAGGTGGGCGACTACCCGAAGTTCAGCGCTGACGTGACCGAGTTTCCGGCCGACTTCGTGCGCGGGATCGCGATGCTGGCCGACGCGGCTCAGCAGGCTGGTGTGCCTGCGAACATCGACCTGGGCGTCGTCGGCACCGACCGCGACGTGCTCATCCTGGCCGGCATCATCGAGAAGCTGTCCAAGGACAAGACCTTCATCAAGAAAATGCAGAGCCCCGAGACCATGGGCTCGGAGTTCGGTGAGGACATGAAGGAAGAGAAGGGCAAGGGCATGGGGCCCAAGCCTGACAAGGGCCTTCAATACCAGGGCGGTGCCGAGAACGGCCTCGACGCCCTTTTCATGGGACGTGCATGATGAACAACGAGACCACCGCACCCGTTTCGGCGGACACGGCGGAGGTCAGTCTCGCGGAAGAGGCTGGGCTCCCCGACAATGTCGGCAACCGCAACCCGATGACGAGCTGGGAGGCCGAGATCGAGGCCGTGCTCGCCACGGCTGAGCGGCGCGACACCACGAAGGAGACCCCGCCTGCCGAGCCGGAAGGCCTCAATGATGGCGAGAGCTGGGACGCGATCTACAAGAACTCGCCGCCTGACGTGCAGCGCGCCATGGCGCAGGTGCGCAAGGACTACACCAAGAAGACCCAGGATCTGGCGCGTCAGCGCAAAGAGCTGGAAGCGCAGAGCGCGGCGCTGCTTTCGAGCCCGGCCTACCAGAAGATCCAAGCGCTGGCTGCCGCGTCTGGTGAGGCGACGTTCGATCCGTTTGATCCTGCGTCTTTCGACAAGTTCATCGAGCAGAAAGTCGCTGCTCGTCTGGCCGATGTGCTTGAGCCCGTGCGGCAAGAGCACGTTTCCACCCAGGCCAAAGCCAAATACGAGAACTTCGTCGACAGCCACCCGGACCTCAAGACCGACGACGGCGTGCGCAACGAGGTCGCTGCTCTGCTTCGGCAGAATGCTTCAATGAACCTCGAAGACGCCTACTTCACGGTGAAGGGCCGCAAGGCAGTGGAGCGGGAACGAGAAGAGGCCGCCCGCAATGCGTCCATGCGCCGGGCTGCTCGGGCGGCAGCGCTCAACGTGCAGGGCGGCTCCAAGCTGGCTGGCGGAGCGGTTCGCCCCGACGTGGCCAACAAGAGCGCCTGGGAGATTTACGAGACCCTTGCGAAAGCGAAGTCGTGACGGTATGCTTGGTTCAACCGTGACGACCCCATCGGGACACGCAGATCGGTTGGCCCCCGCAGCGGATACGCCTCGTTCGTTTGTTCAACAGTTCAACCTGAAGGGAGTAAGTCATGGCGATTCAGCCTGATATTCTCGCTACTACGCTGCGCATCCTGCGGGACAAGGAAGTCGACAACACCTTCCGCACCATCCCGCTCCTCGACTCCGTCCAGAAGATGGGCAACGTCGAGAAGGTGGATGGCGGCTCCTACGTCGACCACCCGGTCATCCTCACCGATCACTCCTCGATCACCCAGCTTTCCAGCGGCTACGAGGCCGTCAACCTGGCGGTCAAGGACCCTCTGCGGACTGCGACCTACAACTGGTGCGACTTCGTCGCCCCGGTGGTCCTGACCAAGAAGGAAGAGCTGTCCAACAAGGGCCCCCGCGCCGTGGTCCGCATCGCCGAGGCCCGCCTCAAGCAGGTCATGGGCATGCTCAAGCGCGAGTTCGAGAAGCAGGTCGTGGCCGGCTCTTCGATCGTGCTGACCGAGCTTCAGACCCTCAACGGCCTCGATGCGGCTACCGGCTGGTTTGAGGAGCTGGCTTTCGGCTCCCAGGGCAACAGCGTCGGCGGTCTCTCCAAGGCGACCTACCCGACCTCCTGGCAGAACCAGGTGCAGAACGGCAGCTTCGCGGCCAACGGCCTGAAGAAGATGCAGTCCCTGCTCATCGACTGCCAGCAGTACGCCCCTGAAGGCGACGTGGACCTGATCCTCGCCTCGCCCATCAGCTACGGGCTGTACAAGGACGAGCTTCAGCAGCTCGAACGCTACACCTCGGCCACCGAGGAACGGAACATGGCGGGGCGTCTCGCCCTCCAGTTCAACGGCGCCGCGATGTACATCGAGCCGAACCTGGGCTTCACCGGCTCCGGCGGCACCAACAAGATGTCGATGTACTTCCTCAACTCGAAGCTGTTCACGGTCTACTTCGACCAGGACGCCTTCTTCGAGCTGGGCGACATGGAGCACATCAGCGGCTACGCGGCGATGGCGGCCAACATCATGGTGCGCACGCAGCTCGCCACGAGCAACCTGTCGGGCCACGGCATCCTCATCAACGCGGAGACCTGATCATGGCCACTGCCAACACCCTCCAGTACCTCAACACGGCTGCCGATGGGTCCACCAGCGGCACCTCCAACCGCCGTCAGGTGGAGACCTTCCTTGCGGGAGGCACCATCGCGGTGGGCGACGCGGTCGCGATTGACCTGTCGAAGACCGACTCGGACAAGGTGCTCTACGTCATCGAAGCCACGGCGGGGGCGAAGGCCCTCATCATCGGCATCGCCATCAGCGCGGCTGCCGCCAATGAGCCGGTCCAAGTCGTCGTCAGCGGCTACGTCGACAGCGCCGACGTTGCGACCGGCGTCACCGCTGGCGCGCAGCTTAGCGGGTCTGCTACGGCTGGTCGCCTCGGCCTCGCCTCGGGCGGGTCGGTGTTCTTCTCGGCCGTCCAGACCGGTACTGGCTCCGCGCAGAACATCGCCCACGGCCTGGGTGTCGTGCCCGACCTCGTCTTCGCCATCCCGGAAGACCTGAACGTGGCCACCGTCGGCGCCTACACGGTTGTCAACGGCACGCACACCTCGACCAACGCGATCTTCACCGTGACCACGTCGAAGACCTACCGTGTGGTCGCGATCTCCTTCGCGGGTACTCCGGTGGCGACTGCGTTGACCGCTGAGTCTGGCAACAAGGCGGCGGTCTTCTTCCACAAGAAGTTCTGAGCCCGGCCTGCGTGTTAGCCCCGTCCTTGCCCCCGCAGGGGCGGGGCTTTCGCTTTGAGGAGTCCCCATGCCTGCGACCGATCTCAAGTCTCTGCGCGAGTTCGTGGCCAACGTCCTCGACTACAACCCGACGAACGCGACGTACAAGAACGAGCTGGACAAGCTCATCAACGAGGCCGATCGTCGCATTTGCAGTGAGAAGCCGTGGCCCTGGATCAATAAGATCGCAGACATCACGGCTCACGCTGACACCGTGGGGACCGTCACCTTCACCAACGGCACCGCCGTCATCACCACGGCTGGTGCCTTCTTCGACGTGGCCTGGATGCCAGGCCAGATCATCACTGACGGCACCACCGAATACGAGATCGCCTGGGTGGATACGTCGACCCAGGCCTACCTGACGTTGCCCTACGCGGGCACCACCGGGGCCAAGACCGCCACGGTCATCAACCGCTTCCTCGATCTGCCGCAGGACTGCGTGACCGTGCTGGCCGTCGCCAAGCGGTCGCAGTCCATCACTCCCGCTGACCCTGGGCTGTTGACGCCGCTCGCTCGCTACGAAGACGAGTGGTACAACCTGCCGCTTGGCGAAGTCAACCTGCCGAAGTTTTGGGTTCCCGCCGATCCCTACTACCTCCCCGGGCCGAGGCGAGGTGTGACACTTGGCACAGCGGTCTCGCTCGGCTCAGGCGTCCGCACGGTGGAAGTGACCTGCACCTACCGCTACGCCAACGACCGCGAGAGCGCGCATGGCGCCATTCAATCCATCGCGCTGACCAATCTGCAAGACCTCACGCTCGACTTCGACGTGCTGGCTACCACGACCGGGTTGTTCAAGGTGCCCTACTGGCGCTGCACGGCAGAAGGCCTCTACGCTTGGCGCCGTTGCACTGACACCTCCAACAGCTACCTGATCGTCAAGCCAAACGACGGTTCGACCTACACTGTTGGCAACACGACGCTGACTAACATCCGGTCGGAAGCCATCTGGATTCAGGAGCGCATGGGCACGCCCGATGGCAGCATTCAGCGCTTCCGGCTCTACCCGCGGCAGGACAAGGACTACGTCTTCAGCGTGCGCTACATGGCCCGCCACCAGACCATGGTGGAGGACAGCGATGTGAGCGCGGTTCCTCCTGACCATCGCATGGTCATCGCCTATCGGGCCCTGGCCGACGTGCTCTTCAAGCACGACAACGCGACCCAGTCCGAGATGTACCGCAAGAAGGCCGAGACCGAGCTGTTGAAGATGGAGCGGCGCTACCTCATCACGCCGAGCCGTCGCATCGTGAAGGGCAACTGGCTTGAACAGTATGAGCCCCATACCTTCAACCGTTTCACCAAGCTGGTGCATACATGAACGGTACGACCCTTCAGGTTCGCGCTCCGGGCGGTCTCACCGAACAGTTGCCGCAGCCGCAGACCGGCGCGACTGAGATCAGCAACTTCACGGTGGACAAGAGCACGAAGTGCTGGTCCACTCGCCTGGGCTACGAGAAGTTTCGGCCTCGCGACAGCGTGCAGTTCCAGCCGTTCAATACCCTGGGTCGCATTGATTCGCTATATGTGTACAACCAGCTCAGCCACGGGGCTCGTTACCACATCCTCTTCGAGTCGGGCGGCAACCTCTACCTCTACTACGAATCGCTTGGCGCAAGCCCGGTTCTTCGCATTCTGGCCTCTGGCCGTAGCATCCCAACGTCGACCCAGGCTTGCTCCCAATACACCGTCGTCGGAGACTCAGTCCTCGTCACCAACGGCGTTGACGCGCCCATCCTCGTGCGACCCTGGCCGCTTGGCGATGCTACGGCCTCTGCCCAGGCCATCACCCGTTGTGTGCGCCCGCTGGGATGGAGCGGCTACCCATCGGCGCCGAATACCCTACAAGTCATCGCGACCACCGGGGTAACCACTCTGGCTCACCGCACGGGCGGCGACGCGCTCTCCCTGTGGTGGCCACGTCAG